CTAGATGAGCGAGTGCCATCAGCTGTTGTGTATCCCATAAAAGAGGTTGTGCAAGATACGAAGTGCGCCTATCTCAACAACACCATACCAATGACAATTGCATTTGCTTATTGGAACAAGGTTGCGCGGATTGATCTTTTTGGTGTCGATTATAGCTACCAACACAATTTACATTTTGCGGAAGCTGGCAGAGCTTGTGTGGAGTTTTGGCTGGCTAAGTGCATGGAAGCAAACATCGAAATCGGTGTGTCTCATAGATCTGGTTTGCTTGATCAGAACGTGCCGCTTGAAGAGCGCATATACGGATTCCACCGACTAGAAGATCCTGTCGTCGCGGTTAATCATGACTCTGGCTGGATAGTTTGCGGAAACTCACAGATTGAAAAAGAAATGAAAAAGGCTGGAGCTAAGGTTCCAGAGCCTGTTTTATCACCGGAGCCTTATCGTGGCTGAGATGGGTAAAGACAGTTTCTTAGAGCTTGGTAGCGTGATGGTTGAAACCACACAGAACAAAGGCCATGACCCTGAGTTTTGGGCAGAACAGATAACTAAGAAGATTTGTGACATTTCAGCGGACGCAGCGCCACACATAAGACAGCAAGCTGAGGCTTTCCAAAATTACATCTATACGATAGTGTTGTATGGAATTAAGAACGCAATTACCTCAGATCGGACAACTATGGTAAACTTATTGACAAGTCAGGGTCATCATGACATGGCTAAGATAATTAAGGAGTTATAGTTATGGCAATATCAAGCGCTATACCAACAAGCTTTAAGCAAGAGCTGCTTGTCGGTACACATAATTTTACTGCCAGCTCCGGTAATTCTTTTAAGCTTGCTTTGTACACTAGCTCGGCTACTTTGGGCGCGACTACGACAGCTTTTACGACAACCGGGCAGGCATCAGGTACAAACTACACTAGTGGTGGAGCCACTTTAACGTCAGTTACGCCGACCACATCAGGCACTACAGCCTTGTGTGATTTTGCGGATCTTACGTTTGGAACCGCTACGGTTACAGCAAGAGGATGCATGATCTACAATGATACTCAATCCGACAAAGCTGTGGCTGTCATCGACTTTGGTGGTGATAAGACCAGTACCGCAGGTAATTTTACAATTGTGTTCCCGGCTGCGAATGCAACAGCTGCGATTATACGATTGGCTTAAAATTTAATCTTTTGTGGTAAAATTTTTCTATGCCACTAACTACATTAAATTTTAAACCGGGTATCAACAAAGAAGAAACCGACTACGCAAACGAAAACGGTTGGGTAGATGGGAATCTAATTCGGTTCAGAAAAGGCAGACCAGAAAAGATTGGTGGCTGGGAAAAGCAGTCTGACACAAACACTTACTTAGGATCTGGCAGAGCTTTACACAGCTGGATCTCTCTCGGCGGAGCGCGATACTTAGGTATCGGCACGCACCTCAAATACTATATCGAAGAAGGCGAGGCCTACAACGATATAACCCCCATAAGAGTTACTACAAGCGCCGGAGACGTTACGTTTAGCGCAACCAATGGATCCTCTACATTAACCGTGACTGACGCTTCACACGGCGCATCTACGGGCGATTTTGTGACTTTCTCTGGCGCTTCTTCATTGGGTGGATTAGTAACAGCTGCTGTTATCAACCAAGAATACCAAATACTTCTTGTAACCGGGACAAACACGTACACAGTAACCGCCAAAGACACTAGCGGTGCAGAGGTGACGGCAAACGCAAGCGACAGCGGCAACGGTGGCAGCAGCGTCGTTGGCACTTATCAAATCAACACCGGCTTGGACGTTTATGTGCCTAGCACTGGTTGGGGTGTTGGCACGTGGGGCGCAGGTACTTGGGGTTCGTCTTCTGCGATCACAGCAAACGGACAACTAAGGTTGTGGACCCACGACAATTTTGGTGAGAATTTGATTATTAACCCAAGAGGCGGCGGTATATACCGATGGGTAGAAAACAACGGCTTGTCTGTTAGAGCGCTGGAGCTTCAAGGTATTACTGGAGCAAGCAAGGTGCCTACTTTGGGGCTACAGGTAATAACCAGCGAAGTAGACCGACATCTAATCGTGCTTGGCGCGGACCCAATCGATAGTAGTAGCGGCAACAGAACCGGCGTCATTGACCCCATGTTGGTCGCATTCTCAGACACGGAAAACGAATTAGATTTTAACCCTATAGCGACAAACACAGCTGGATCTGTGAGATTATCTTCTGGCTCTTTAATAGTAGGCGGCTTGAAGTCAAGACAAGAGACTTTGATTTGGACTGATACCAGTCTTTACTCAATGACGTTTATCGGGCCACCACTTACTTTTGCTTTGAATCTCATAAACGAAGGCGCTGGACTTATTGGTCCAAAAGCAGCCATCAACAGCCCGGTTGGCGTGTTTTTTATGAGTAAGAATGGTTTTTATTACTACAACGGCGCAGTCAAAAAACTACCGTGTAGCGTGCAAGACTATGTGTTCTCAGATCTTGATTTGACGCAAGCTTTTAAATGTTACGCATCACTACACGCAGAACACTCTGAGGTTTGGTTTTGGTATGTGTCAGAAGAAGATGGCACTGAAGAGATATCACGCTATGTAATCTACAACTATGAAGAATCAACATGGAGTATTGGCAAGCTGGTTAGATATAGCTGGCTGGACGCTGGCATTGAGGACAGGCCAATAGCAGCCGGAAAAGTTTCTGATGCTGGCGTTGTTTACCTTCATGAGTCTGGTTTTAATGATGATGAAAGCGCAATGTCTGACGTTTTTATAGAGTCAGCTGACATTGATCTAGCTGATGGCGAAAACTTTATGTTTGTCAAAAAGCTTATACCCGACATTAAATTTTCTACTTCGACTGGTATTTCAAATACACCAGCAATGAACATCGTTATCAAGCGGAGAGATTACAACGCTGACACTCTATCTACTGACAGCACGAACCAAATTACCTCGTCTACTCGTTTTACAAATTTGCGCACAAGGACCAGACAGGTGGTGTTGCGCTTTGAAAGTGACGATGACAACAGCGTTGAAGCAAATAAAAAAGATTACAAATTTAGAGTCGGCAACACTAGACTGGATATACAACCCTCCGGGCGTCGAGGCTAATGGCCAAGATCCTTGAGACTCGCTTGCCTCTTGCTACGGATGGTGAGGTTAGCGCCGATACGTTCAACCGTTTGGTGAGAATTTTAGAGATAAACCTTGGGGCTAAAGATGTAGATCAGACGCCTGTTTTTAACGCTTCAGAAATTTCTGCGTTACAATTCGCTACTGGTGCTATAATATTTAATAGCACCGTGGAGGTCCATCAAGCGTTTGATGGCACGGAATTTAGGAATTTATATGAGCATCAAACTTATGTAACAGGATTGGGAGGTACTTTGAGCGTTGGCAGTGTAACCGTCACGACAAGTTAATACTATGGCAGAGAACACAATATCACCAGAACTTTTAGATCGAATTAACCAATTTGCGGGAGCTGGTGCGGTTTCTGACCAAGAAATGATGATGATGCAAGACGCGCAACCTATGATGGGTGCTTCTCCTTCTATGCCCATGATGGGATCTGGTGCTGTATCAGATCAAGAAATGGGCTTTATGCAAGGCCTGCAAGAACTAGAACAACAAAAACAAATGTCCAATGACCCGGACGAAATAGAAGCTTTAGACGCTGCTATTACTCGTTTGGTCACTGGTGCTAATGCTCCATTAGGAAATGTAGCAAGAGAAGTACAAGCGGCTGGCACTGGCGAGGACACACAATTAGCACATTTAAGCCCCGGCGAAATTGTTCTTCCAGCAGAGTTTATGGAAGACGAAGAGCTTGAGGGCATGATCGAGAAAAAGTTTCGAGAATCTGGTATTGATCCTGCACAAGCTGTAGCTGGTGTAGGTATCGCAAGCTTAAACCAGATGACAGGTTTGGAAGAATTTGGGTTCTTCAAAAAGATCGGTAAAAAACTTAAAAAGATTGTAAGACCGCTCGCAAAAGTAGCACAGTTTATTCCCGGTCCATGGCAACCAATCGCAGCCATAGCTGACAAGGCGCTGACCGTATATGACGTGGCTAAGGGTGACGCCAGCCCACTCAATTTATTAAGTGTAGCTGGACCACTACGTGTTGGTCCCGGCATTGGTGAAAGTATAGGGGCTATAAAAGGCGCATCTACAGCAGCCGGTGGTGCTGGTACATTTTTTGGTGGTTTGAAAGAAAGCTTTAAGGACATACCCGGCGCCTTAAGGAGCGGTATCGGAAGTTTAGCGACAGACCCCATAGGTTCAGTAAAAGGATTATTTAAGTCAGCCAATCCAGCTGATTACACACAAAATGCTAAGGGCGAATACGTCAACAAAATAACTGGCGAAGTCGGCTTGCCTTTTGGCGCTACACAGCCAAGTGACTTATTAACTCGATCCGGTGGCGGCATACAGTCATTAACCAAAGGCATACAAGGTATGGCTTTTGGAACCGAGGGTATGGCTGGTGGTTTGACCCCGGTTACTGATGCTTCTGGTGCTGTGACCGGATACACAGACGCTGCTGGCAATGTTTATGACGCAGCAGGCGTACCTCAACAATACTTACCGGCGACTGGTGGAGCCGGAGCTGGAGCTGGTGGAGCCGGAGCTGGCACTAGTGGGGCCGGAGCTGGAACTGGATCTGCTGGAGCAGGAGCTGGAGCTGCTGGAGCAGCACAACCACAAGGTAGTGCATTGAGCAGGTTCTTGGGTGGACTTTTACCGGGAGCTGCTGGCCAAGGTTTAGCTGGAGGCTTGGGTAGTCTGGCTCAACTTGGTCTAGCTGGAGGAGCTGCATTTGGGCTAGGCAAGCTTGCAATGGATGAAGCCAGAAAAGATAAGGGCGTTCCAATGACTCCATTGACTACAATGGATGCAGGCGGACGATATAACATAGAAGCTGAGATAGCTCGCAGGATGGGCAGAGACGCACCAAATCCTGTTGAGTTTGGCTTACAACCTAGATTTCCTACACTAAGCGGCGGACAAGCGGGACCAAGAAAAGAAGCGGTTACATCTCAATATGTACAGGGAGCCGCGATGGGTGGCGCGATGCAACCGATGTATGCCATGGGGTATGCAAACGGTGGCGACGTAGCCATGGAAGATTTCCAAAGAATGAACGGCGATATAGACGGACCCGGTACTGAAACCAGTGACGACATACCGGCTATGTTGAGCGACGGTGAATTTGTGATGACCGGCCAAGCGGTCAGGGGAGCTGGTTCATTTGAATTAAACGAAGAGCCTAACGGCATATTAACTTTGGTGCCATCTGCTTCTGAAAGCAGAGAGCGAGGAACTCAGCTCATGTATCAAATGATGGATGTCTTCGGGAGATACGCGAATGCAACCAATTAAATATTTTCAAGAAGGCGGCGAAGCTCAAGACCTTGGGTTTTACGATCCTTACTTCGGTGACATGTATGACTCAGAGTCATATGAATATGAGCCGTTGACGCAAGAAGAATATGACCAACAGGAAGCTGACTACTACGGTGTTTCTGTTGATGAACTAAGAAACTTCAGACAACAGCAAGCTGGCATCGGTGCCTTGCCTGCTTCACAACAAACGGCGGGAGATGCTCCGTATGTGGCGTCTGCAACTACGTCAAGCACTACGAGAGATCCCGCCCTTCAACAACTATTATTTGGTTTAGATGGCGAAGGTGGATTTATACCCGGCGCCATGCGTGCAGCAGAGCGTACCTTTTTTGATGAAGAAGGCAGGCCGGTCATTGTGCCGCAAGAGGTTGCAGGATTAACTCCTGATCAACTAGCAGCAGCACAACAAGCTAGAGATCTAATCGGCGTACAAGACAGATTCATAAGCGATGCAGAAAGCGCTTACAGGGCCGGTATAGATGAATTAGGCGCAGGGCAAGAGGCTGCAAGAGGCTTCGGCATGCGAGGTTTAGAAGCCGTACAGCGTGGCGTAGGCGAAGAAGAGAGACTAAGACAAGCTGGTTTAGAAGGATTGCTTGGGTCGTTGGGCGAAGGCAGAAGACTAAGCACAGCTGCAACAGAAGATTTAGGAACCAGACTAGCTGAAACTACAGGCATACAACGTGGAGCTGTAGATGAGTTTGGCAGGCGTTTGGGCGAAGCTGAAGGCATACAGCGAGGCGCTACGGGTCGATTTGGTAGAGCGGCTGGTGATATAGCAAGAAGACAAATTGGCGCTACAGAAGGCTTTGGTGGCGCTCTGGGAGAATCTGAGCGTTTACTGCGCGGAACCACGGGCGCTTACGATCAAGATTTAACACAACAATTTATGGATCCTTTCGAGGATGCTGTCGTACAGCAAACCGTTGAGGATGCAGTAAAGCAAGCAAACCTAGCAGATATATCACAAACAGCCAGAGACATACGTTCTGGTGGTGAGTCAGCCTTTGGCTCCAGAGCGCGTTTATCAGCCGATGAGCGCACAGAAGCTTTGGGCAGGGGTTTGGCTAAAGAAATAGCAGGAATACGCTCTAGAGGCTTCTCGCAAGCTCAGAGCGCAGGTTTAGGAGAGTTTGCTAGACAACAACAAGCAGCCAGATCAGCTGCAAGCG